TAAAGCTACTATTAATGGAGTTGTATGTTATGTACCTATTGATACAAACAACACAGACTATCAAGCAATATTAGAATGGGCAGCAAAAGACGGTAATACCATAGCGGAGGCAGACTAATGGCACTAGTAATTAAAGGCAGTAGTTCAGGACAGATAACCGTTGATGTACCAGCAGTAGCAGGTACTAATACAATAACTGTTCCAGCAGAAACTGGAACGGTGGTTACAAAAGATTCAAACGGAATTTTGGTAAATGCAACACAACCAGCGTTTAGTGTTGTGCCTGCTTCTGACCAAGACAATACAACAGGTAACGGTACAGAAGTAACGGTTGCATTTGGTACAGAAGTTTTTGATAAAAATAGTGATTTTGCAAGTAATGCTTTTACTGCTCCTGTTACAGGTTCATATTTTTTAACAGCATCTTGTGCAATACACGACCATACAACAAGCAATACTACAGGGCGTATGCACATTTCAACCAGTAATAGAGGTTATATGTATGAGTTTGACCCAGCAGAAAATATATCAGGTGCAGGTGTAGGTTCATTTTCTATAACAGTTCTTGCAGATATGGATGCAGGTGATACTGCAACTGTTCTTTTAAATATTTTTGACAGTTCTTTAACTGTAGATATACAAACAAGTGGTACATTTTTTCAAGGACATTTAGTAGCATAAAATTATGGCAATATCATTATCAAGTAGACAGCAATTAGTATTAAGGCATGTAGTTATAGATGCAGAGGGCTGGGTGCAACATGTTGAAGCTAAGTTTGGAACAGAGATTACAACCACTATGTTACAGCAAAAAGTAGCAAGACATGAAGCTGACTACGATGCTAAAGTTGCAGCAGGTAGCTATAAAGATAGATTAGATAGAGAGATAGACGCAGAAAATATGGATAGCGAGAAAACTAAACTACAAGCAATTAAGGATGCGAGGTAATTAATGTATGCGAAGCCTAGCTTTTATAGTAATCCTTGCCATAGTTTTGGCATACATTGCTGAGTGTCAAGCAGCCGATAGTACATCCAATATACACTATAAAGATATGCCAGTATCTCCACCATCTGTACCATCTATGGGTGCATCAGGAGCATATTCAGACATATGTGTCGTGGTACGAGCAGGTGGTATCTCAGGTGGATGGTTTGGTATCTCAGGTGGTGTCCACGTGGAAGACAAAAATTGTCAAAGGATAAAACTTTCTAGGGCATTAGCACAGCTTGGGATGAAAATTAGTGCGACCGCTATGCTTTGTCAAGACCCTCGCGTATTTAGTAGCATGATAGCGGCTGGATCGCCGTGTCCTATCAATGGTAAGATAGGTGATGAGGCTATTCAAGAATATAGAAAACGTGGTATATTAGATGAGGAGAACAATGTTATTAAAATGCCTACAACTGATGCTGTTAAGTTTGATGTGGATAAGCCTATCAGCAGAGGAAACTACGGACAACCTACTAGATAATACAACATTTGACGAGAATACAAATGGGTGGACTCTTTCAGATTCTAATGTTAAGCGTGATGCTAATTCTTATAGTGATGCAGGCAACAGCCCTACTATAAGATTTAAAGGACAAACATCTACCATATCACAAATGGTAGATCTAACTGGTGTAGAAGCAGGTAAAGAAATAAAGTCGTATACCATATCTTACAATGGTTATGGTTGTGGTAATAGTCCTGGAGGTTGGTGCAATGATGGAGCTGATGACACCATTACTACTAACATAACTTTTACTGATGGCACAACTACAGAAATATCAAGTCATGCAATAAGCGTGCCATATGAAGATGGTTGGACTCATCATACTTTTACTAAGTCAGTCAATGATACCTTTCTTACTGGCGATGTAGCAATTAACTTTGAATTATCAGGTGTAGATACAGGTAACTCTAACTTTTGGCTAGGCCCTATTACTGACAACTATGAATTAATGGTAACTTATCAGGACTATGTAGCACCTGTTGTTGAGCCAGTTGTTATTGAACCAATCATAGAAGTTGTAGTAGTAGAACCAATCATTGAACAAGTAGTTGTTGTTGAGCCAATCATTGAACAAATAATTGAACCTGTTGCTATTATTGAGGAGATTGCAGTCATAGAAGAAACTATAATTGGTGGCCTAGAGCTATCAACTGAGGTTACTTTAGATTTAATTCAAGAGATACGTATTGAAATACCACAAGTAGAAATCATAGAGATGCCACCTGATATGCCAGATTTGGCAAGCATTTCTTCCCTTGATACTATAGAAATTGAAATGCCAGAGATGAACATGGATATGCCTGAACAGGTTGATACCATGAGTATTGATATGCCAGAAATGATAGAGATGCCACCAGTAATCCAAGAAATTAAAATTGAAATGCCAGTTGACATACCTGATATGATTGAGGTAGAACCTATACAAGAGATCCAGGAGATAGTGGTTGATGAGCCACCACAAATGGAAGTAAGGCAAGAGATGCCAGAGATGCCAGAGATGCCAGAGATGCCAGAGATGGTAGAACCAGAAACCACACAACCAGAAATGGTGGAGACCAAAGATGAAAGACGGAAAATTGAGCCAGAAACAGAAAGCAAAATTGAAACAGTTGAGGCAGGATCAAGCGATGAATCAAGCGACATACGAGAACCTGAATCAGAAGAAGGGGAGAGGGAGACCAAAGAAAGTACAGCCGATACCAACAAAGGAGATGAGCCAAAAGAAACAACAACAGTTGCAGCAGGAAAAAGTAGTGGAAGTAGCGAAGAAAAATCTAGCGGAGGATCTAAACAAAGTAAAGCAAAACCTAAGTCCGAAACAAAAACTAATGTTCAAGCTAATAGACCTACAGACACAGCTAAGAAAAATAATCGCAGGCCTAAAGCTACGCTTCAAGTCAATACTACAAAGCCTAAAGTTATAGAGCAACCACCATTGCCTATTACCTATTTGCAAATAATTCAAGATAGTATTACTATCGTGGAAACGATTAGTCTCAGACAGGAGCAGATATATGGAGGGGAGCAAGAGTATAACCTTAACACCAGCAGTATTACTATCGCTGGTCTTGACAATAATTCCAGCCGCAGGTGGTATAATCTACAAAATGAGCGCAAACGATTCAAAGCTCCAAAATACAGTAGACGAAGTAAAGAAGATTAACACCAGGCTAGGCAAAATTAAAAAGGCAGATACCTCTGCACTCTTAGATAGGATAGCAAAGCTAGAGGGAATTGTAGAAACGCAATCAACCCAGCTACAAGAAATGAAAACAGAGATATCAGATGTAGAAGAAAGCATGACATCCTGGAGTGAGAAGGAATTTGAAAAGCTATACAATGTGTTAAACGACAATCCACTAGGGAGATAACATGGGTATACCAATGGAACTACTATCAATGGGTGCATCAACTGTACTGGGTGGTATTCTAGGTATCATGGCGCAGGCCAGTAAAGACAAAGCAGAACAACAAAAGATGCTGATGGCCAGAGCAGACTTCCAATCAAAACAATTTGACAAAGCCAGGAATGTAACAGATCAATTCACTAAGAACACTAGACGATACATTGCTTTAATGTGTGTGATGGCAATTATAGTCTTACCAAAATTAGCACCATTCATAGATCCAAGTATGGATATTTTTGTGGGCTATACCGAAACAGTATCTAAAGGTTTTTGGATATTTAGTAGCAGTACCGATATGACACTATGGAAACCATTAGGCGGATTAGTTATCACGCCACTTGATACCCATGTTGTGTCCAGTATCATAGGATTATACTTTGGTGGTTCTTTAGTGAGACGTTAGATGAAAGATTTTTTAATTGTTCTTAGTTTATTTTTATTTATTATTTTAGTAGGCAAAGGAATCAACTCTATTCCTGGATGTCCTATCCCCATTTCTACCATAACTGATGAACAAATAGAAGAATGGCAACCATTTAGCCAGAATTAGAACAAAGTATGTATTTTAGACGCTCTTATTCGCCCATATAGCCACGTTCGCACATGTCCTAACCCAATGGTATACCAAAAAAAACCCCCTGCAATGAGGGGGAAATAGACGGCTGGTAATGAGAAAATCATAAACTAACCAGCCTACTCGAAGATATTACATCATAATTCTATATCTTTTCTTAGTTAGCTTCAACTGTCTGTTTAGATTAGTGTCTTTAGTCTTTTCTAAATAACCTTGTTCAATCAGATGATCAACTAAACTATATGCATGGCTTTTACTTTTAATACGACATCCCCCACATATCTCCTTATACGTAGGTGAGTCTTTATATGCTGCAATAAAATGTTTAATAAAATAATAAACATCTCTTTGTCTTGCTCTTACTTTCATGGTATCTCCTAGAATGGTGGCAACTCGTCATCAAAATCATCTTTAACATTACCTGTAGATTTAGGTGTTGACTTCTCCATAATTTTACAGACAGATCCAAATCTGTCCATGACAACTTGACCAGCAGTAACTTCTTGACCGTCTTTGTTAATATAAGTATTGTAAGTTTGCTTGCCTTCTACATAAAGTAAAGCACCAGCTTTACCTTTATCATTAAGCTGCTTGCCTACAAAATCATTAAAGCATGTGATGTTATGCCAGGTTGTTTCTTCTTCATTCTTACTTGAGATCCATTCATTAGTAGCAATACTAAATTTCCAATATGTATTGCCTGCTTTTGATTGCATAGGTTCAACATCTCTACCTAGTCTACCTATTAAAGTTATTTTATTATACATTATTATTTTTTCCTATTGTGATTTGATTTAATTAATTCATATTTAGTATTAGCTTCTTGATATAGTTCTGGATTTTCTTTTTTAGCTATAATCATAGCGCCTGCATACTTTTTAACTGTTGTTTTAAACTCAGTATATGATTGCTTGTGATTCATCTCGTCCATAAACTGTTGCACAGTAGGCTCAATAGATATGAGTTTTTTCTCTGCTGTTTTTGGTTTACTTGATGGTTCTTTATCATCTATCTCATTCTCTGAGTAAACAAAACCATGTAGGTTGGCAAGTTTTAAAATACATCTATCAACTGCTCTTTTCTCTGCCATAGCATATGGATAGGCGTTCTTGTTATTCTTAGGACTACACTCGCCATAGGATATAACTTGTCTATCTTTGATAGAGGCTACACATTTCATGCTAACTATTCCATCTCTTGCATTAGCTTCTATAACATCTAGGCTATCTATACTTACATTAAGTTTAGCTCCTATGATTTCTATATACTTATGCAATACAACAGGTGTACCATGACAATCCCATGTGGCTTCACTACTATTTATTTTTAACTCTTTAAATATTTTGACAGCTTCGTCTGGTATATTCATCTTACTCATATAATCTCCATGCAGTATTATCTGCGGTTGGCTCTTTATCATTTACCACCATATCCCAAAACTTATCTTGTCTGTAACTTAGGATATTTTGGTACTCTTTGTGTGATGGGATAGCACAATACTCCCATCGTGCATTACCAAACAAGATTGATAAATAGCATACGTCAAGCTCTGCTAACATCAAGTAATGTTGGATCTGTGCATAGTATCTAACCTTTACATGCTCTAATTTATTGTAATGGTTAGTATGTTTACACTCTATGATTGCTTGTTCTTCTGGACACCAGCCATCAAAGTGTGCCATTCTAAAATCTTTTTTAATATATTCTTTTGGATAAGGTTCTGCGTTCATACCAGTTTGTTTGGTGAACCATTGCAGATTAAAACTCTCAGTCAATGTACCTATCTGGACTGGTAAAACATTAGATAAATCTACTCCAGGCTTACGTAATGTTTTGAGTTCCCATAGTTCATGTATAGGCATTACATTGGTCTGCATAAGTACAGCAGAATCTGAGCCACCAATCCCTTTATGTCTATCAATGTCTATATATTTGACTACACCCATGTTCTATATTTTACCTTGTCTCTGTTCTAATTGCAACGCCCATGCACCAGCATTCTTAAGCTCTAACAAGAATCTATGTGCCTTGTTATACTCTTCATCAAGATAAGTAAGGAACTCGATTGGCATTGGTAGATGTCTATATTTATATGTGCCACATATATGTAATGTTACATAAGGAAAGAATCCAGCAGGATATTTTTTGAGTAACTGCCAATAGGTTTGTAATCCTAATTTATCTGGAGCAGAACAACTAAACGTAGAGCATATAGTCTCTAACATAACTTGCACATCTTCTACTTTGCAAGGCACTAATAGTTGTTCGCATTTAGCAACGGCTACAGTAAAATCACTTGTCCTTACTTTTTCTTTCAAGAAATTTACTCGATACATTTGACATATCAAGGATTCGTTTACGTCTTTCTCGAACAAAGGTGGGCGAAGTCTTATCAAATGTTGCACGTGTTCGATTTGACTCTGCTCTAAACTCGACTGACCTACGAACCCAAAGCTTGAACATGCTTTCCCAGTTGTTGGCTGTTCTTCCTTTTGCTGTGTAATAGTCGATAAATTTTTCTCTTTCTCTGTCATAATCTATATCCTGTTGTTGAGTCCAGGCTATCACATCATCTGATGCTTCAAAGTCTAATGGACATTCAGTTTCATAATCTTTAATTACAATGTCTACCTCTAATGCATTAGCCCATGCTAATAGATTCATACCATTAGGACACTTCTTCATGCGTTCCCAATCGCCTACTGAACTATCAGCTACCCCAATCATTTGTGATAATGTCATTGTGTCTACTTTGTATTTTTTTCTTTTGGCTATCAAAGCAAAAACCAATTCTTTGTATGTCATTGTTGTATTACTATTACCCATATTGCAATTAAAACCGCAAAGGATAAATACCATGTGATATTATCTTTCATTAAAACTCCTATTAAAGTATACAAGATATATTAATAATCCTAATCCAGATAGCATAAATCCTAAACCTAAACCTACAATCAAACCTGTTAAATATAAACTACTCATATTATTTCTCCATGTTTGGTATGTGATAAAGCATATATCTTGTGCCGTCTTTATTTGTTTTCCATATACCATGAATATCATATCCACGATTTCTCATTTTCCAAATAATATCTGACAATCTGGTTGCT